AACTGTAAGTAAAACAATTGAAAGTCTAGCGAAAAAAGAAGGTAAGAAACATGGATACAAAAACGGAAAAGCGTAAAACTATTTGCCCACAATGTAAGGGTAATGGCTATGTTAGAGCTCTTGTTGAAGAAGGTAGAGAAGAGTTGATAGCTGATTGTAATAAGTGTGATAACCAAGGAGAGTTAAATGACTGAACTAAAAGACGAACATTTTGAAGTTATAAGTGAGAATAGAGGAAGAGAACACGAAAAGAAAAATTATAGACCTCTATCCCATGATCTATTTATTGAAGAAAGTTTAATAGATGGTCAAGGTTTATTTGCATCAACAGATATACCTAAAGGAACTGATCTAGGTATTTGTCATTATCAAATAGAAAAAGATAAGATGAGTCCGGTTGAATTAATAAGAACACCACTTGGTGGATTTATTAATCATGAGCCACTTGTCTATAACAATATGGAAGAGAAGAAAGAACTTTCTGGTCCTAATTGTGAGAAAATAAAATCTAGACCCGATGGTGCAAAGACTGAATGGAATCTCGTAACGCGTAAGGATATTAAAGCAGGTGAAGAGTTAACTATTCACTATAGCTTTTACAAAATATAATGGACGACAGAGGACCCGCAGATCTAGAAAGAAGAATAGATGATCTTAAAAAAAGAGTTGATCATTATGAATCTTTAGATAAACAAGAACTCATTGACAATCTAACTATGACTAAAGCTCAGTTACTTACAGCGGAGAAAGAAATAGATAGACTCAATGAGTATGTCCAAGTAATGGAGTTAGAAGAAATATCTAAAAAGTTATAATGACTGATGATGAAGAAGAAAAGATTCTAAAAGATTTAAATCCCAAAGAAGCAATAGATATCTCTACAGTTATAACTACCCATCACATTGCACCTAATCAATATTTTATGTTTAGAACCGGTGGACCACATTTTTTTAGTAAATGTAAGAATAAAGAACTTGTCAATGCCAAATATTTAGATCTGTCTTGGCCATTTATTTATAATACTAAAGGTTCAAAAAATAGAATAATTACTGGAAGCATTGCTAAAAGTAAAGCTACGTCAGGTTATGTTTATTGTAAACTTCATGACGCTAGTGAAAAAAGAGAAATGCAAGACTTTAGAAATGCTGCTAGAAAAAATATTAGAGAAGTTTATAAAGAACATGAATTTCTTATGCATCGGTTGGTAGCGTTTGCTTTTGTACCTAATGATGATCCAAACAAAACAATAGTAGATCATATAAATGGTAACCGTTGTGATTATAAAATAACAAATTTAAAATGGGAAACATTAAAAGGAAACTCTAGAGGATCTGCGGGACAATCATCAGATCCAGATGCTGTCTATGAAATAGTAAACCAAACACTTTGGTTTCATGGTAAGATGGGTGAGTATGAGGGCGCTAAAGAATTATATAATAAACATAAGGAACAAGCGGTCAAACAATTAAATTTTTTTGAAATATTTGAAAAGGAGTTAAAAGATGAAACACAATAACTGTTTTATATACCCGAAGACGGTACGCGAAGCAATTGATGGTAAACGTCATTATGATACCGGTAAAGAAAAACTACCGAGTGTTACAACTATATTATCAGCTACACAAGATCCGGAGAAGGCTAAGAGTCTGCAGGCGTGGCGTGATCGTATTGGCGAGGCCAGCGCGACGCGGATCGTTGATGAGGCAGCAGCCCGTGGTACTGCGATGCACAAAATATTAGAAAGGTATGTTGGTGAACAAGGTTATTTAGATCTAACACAAGTAGGACTGAACGCACATAATATGGCCGTTAGAGTCATAGAGCAGGGTCTATGTAATGTTTCTGAGTATTATGGTATCGAATGTACTCTTTTCTATCCAGGGCTATATGCAGGTCAAACAGACATGGTTGGGATTCACAAAGGCCAAGACGCTATTATAGATTTTAAACAAACAAACAAACCTAAAAAAGCAGAATGGATAACAGATTATAAACTTCAATTAGCAGCTTATGCTATGGCACATAACTATATGCACAAAACAGAAATAACCAAGGGTGTGATTATGATGTGTAGCAAAGATAATTATTATCAAGAGTTTGTAGTTGAAGGTAATGAGTTTAAAGAATATCAACATAAATGGTTAGGAAAGGTGAGTGAATATTATGAACATAAAAGAAAAAATGACAAAGCTAGACAGTCTAGCGAGAGCAGTGAAGAATGCGCCGAGTCCGGGGATGAAACAAATTTGGACGGATAAATGGTATTCTTTAGTTAAAGAATATGCGAAAACAATACAAAGTATGCAGGTATCTAAACCTGATCCATATAATGAACACTTAAATAAAACAAAGGGAGAACGTTAAATGAGTATGCGTGTAAGAGATTTGCAACAGTACCTTGGCAAATTTACAGAAAATGAAAAAGGTACAGCAATATCTAATTGTCATATTTATATAGAAACACACGACGGACATTTAGAAGAAATTAGAAGAATTGAAATACAAGAAAATAATATCATAGGTCATCCAGAACCAACAAGAATGGTTTTGAAGAGTGAGAACATTGAGAGATGGAAATCATTAACCTTTAGACAGAGTTAAGTTATCCCCAGGGATAGGGGTGGAAGCGAGAGTGGAAGCCCCATTAAACACTTGACATTATCCTAGAATATCCTATATAGAAACTACTGAAAGCTCAAGGGCGTACAAATCTTGCCAATGGCATTTCCCTGGACGTTAGCATTGACCCGAAAAATACATAAGTAGGGTAGCAACCTGGAGTTTGCTCGGCTGTGAGTACGTGCACGGAAAGCAGTCGGGTTCATATGAACTTAGAACTATTCTAAAGTAATTGTGGCAATAGTATGACAACTGCAGTTTTATGCGGGTTTTTGGTCTGTGCCATACATAAGTAGAATCTTGGGGGTATAAGTTTTTTTTTCTATCAAAAAAAAGTCGGTGGCACAGTGGCACAAAGGGTGTTTTTGGCTTATTAGTGTTGGTATTAGCAAGTAATAGCTGTGCCAGAGGGTCAATTTACAGTGGCACACCGTGGCACAACATACTGTTTTACGCCAATTCTATGTACTCTGCGCGCGGGGATTTTTTTGTTTTCAAAAATAAAAAATTTGCCTAAATATTTCTCTTATAGTAAAAAATCTGTATGCCAAAATCCAGAAAGAAATCTAAGTATAGACATGTTGTAATTAAGAATAAAAAATATTATTTTTATTCTATAACATGGTTGGATATCACAGGTGACAGCGGGCACGCTACATCAGAGGAGTTTACAAAGTTTAATCCAAGTGTTATGATTACACAGGCTTATTTATTTAACAAAGATAAAAAAAATGTTAAAACATTTGCCAGTTACGAAGAGAATGAGGAATTATTCTCTGATAGAAATGTATTCCCAATTGGGTGTATAATTAAAATGGAGAAAATAAACATATGAAAAAATTAAAACCATTACCAAAAGGTAAAAAATCAAAGGGATTAAAAAAACTCCCTAAACAAGTTAGAAATAAGATGGGCTTTCTTAAAAAAGGTGGCAAAGTTAAATAATGGCTAAACTATGTCCAGCAGGCAAAGCTGCCGCAAAGAAAAAATTTGACGTTTATCCCAGTGCATATGCAAATATTTGGGCTTCTAAATATTGCAAAGGCAAAGTAGGTCGTAAGAAAATGAAAAGTGGTGGACTTACAAGCAAAGGCATGGGCTGTGCAATCAGATGAGCGGTCTAAAAAAATGGTTAGATGATAAATGGGTTGACATAGGTGCACCCAAAAAAAATGGTAAATATCAACCATGCGGAAGAAAATCTGCCAAAGGTTCAAAAAGAAAATATCCAAAATGTGTACCTCTAGCAAAAGCAAGATCAATGAGCTCATCACAAAAAACATCTGCAGTAAGAAGAAAAAGAGCAGTATCTAACAAAGGACCAAAACCAACCAATGTTTCAACATTCGCAAAGAGAAAGAAATGAAGTCTAAAAAATTTAGATTCGATGGTAGATCAAGACCAACTAATGATACCTACAAAGAAAACTTTAATAGAATTTTTAATCCTACCTTGGTTAAAAATATGCCTAATGTTAAGTGGAAAGAAATCCCACCAGTCAAAGGACCCGACCCTCAAGGAGTTAAATCTGGCACTACTATTTCAAGAAAAAAAATTTAATTTAGCTTTTTTATATTTTCTGGTATCTCAGATTCTTCTGTGTGGATGTCTACTGCTGTACCTTCTATAATATCTTTGTGATCTTTTAATATATCTTTCATTCTAGATTCTAATTCTTGTTCAGATAAATTATCTATATTACCTGTCATAATTAATTTCTGATCTACATACAATCCACCTGCTTTACCACGTGCTACTTCAGCATTGGTTGCAGCACTCCAGGCACCTTTTGCTCTAGCGTCATCTCTAATTTTTGCAAGCTCTGTAATATGTCTTTCAAATGATATGCCATACTTCTCCTGAACTTCTGCTCTTAATTCACCTATATACCTGACTACCAACGGAGATATTTTTGGGTTTCTTAACTCACTAGCTGCCTGTCTAGGTCTAGTTTTATAGCCTGCTTCCTTTGCACATTCTGCTGGGGACATACGTCCCTCATTGTAAACTAGCAATTCTGCAAACTTTATTTGTCTCTCTGTTAATTTTGCTGGCACTCCCATAACTTGACTTATAACGTAACTTGACGTACAAGTCAATGTACATGAGAATGCTTCTAAACAACGGTGTGAACGATGAAAAAAGAGTCTGATCTTTGGAAGTTATTAAAGAAAAATACACCTGAAATTAAGTGGACAAGACTAGAGTCTTGGTCATCATTTGGTACACCAGATCTGTTGGGATACCACGATACTTGTGGTTTTTTTATGTGTGAGCTGAAGTTAATACACGACAATAAAATACACTTTTCACCCCATCAAATACTGTTTCATTCTACCATGACAAAACGTAATTTTATATTGGTTGGACAAAGCCCAAAGGGCTCTCCTCGATCCGTAAAACTTTATGGATCAGCCTCGATCCTCGGTCTGCTTGAGGACCATCGAGAGGTCCCGCCTGTGGCCCAAGACGATTGGGGCCATATTATTTCTTGCTTGCTCGCGAACCGCTCGTGACCTTCCG